GTCCTTGATGTTTATTATTCAGATGCAACCTCGGCAGTAGCAGAGCCTAAAATAGCTAAAATGCTATCAGAAAATCAAGTAAGGCAGGCTCGAATTGAAAGTAATGGTGCAGGTGATGTGATTTGTAGAAACATAAAGAGGATATTAAGAGAAGACTTTAATTATGTTTGCAATATAGATTCATTCCATCAATCGGTCAATAAAGAGAGCAAGATATTAAGTCAAGATATGTGGGTTATGAATAACTTATTATTTCCCACAGACTGGGATACAAGATGGAAGAGTTTTTATGGGGCTATGTCAATGTTCTTGGCTAACTTTAAAGAGAATGAACATGATGATGCACCAGATTGTTGTAGTGAAATTGCCTTGTTATTCAATAAGGGTAATAAAGTTAAAGTCATGAAGAAGCCAAGAGGATTATAGGAGGTGAGTAAGTTGTTTAAGTATAAAATGCCTAAAGGCACCGAAATGACACCTAAGTTAATAGAGAGTCTTATGGAAAGTCATAAAGCCGAGAAAACGAGGGTTATGCAGCTCTTTGAATACTATGAGAATCATAACAGTATTTTAAATCGTAAGATGAAAGATAGTGATAAGCCTAATAATAAATTACCGCATCCCTATGCTGCCTATATTACGAATTTAGCTACAGGGTATTTTGTAGGGGAGCCTATTACTTATACAGTAGAGGCAGATGAACAGGCTCAAAAGTTTTATGATGAACTTCAGAGTATCAATAAGTATAACGATGAGCCTAAACATAATGCTACCTTGGCTAAGTATGCAAGTATAGCTGGTTATAGTTTTGAGTTGCTCTATACAGATACAAGCAAGAAAACACGGTATAAAGCAATCAAGCCCTATGAAGTCGTATATATTGTGGATAGCACACTTGAAGAAGCACCATTGTATGCAATACGTTATTATGATTTAAAGAACTTTGAAACAGGTAAAAGTGATACATATGTAGAAGTATATGGACAAAAAGAAGTGACTTATTACGTTAAGCGTGATGGTGAAGATAATCTAATAAAGACAACAGATTCAGTAGAACATCATTTTAATGATGTACCAGTATGTATCTATGAAAATAATGAAGAAGGTATTGGTGATTTTGAAAAGGTTATACATCTTATCAATTCTTATGACCAAGCTCAATCGGATACAGCGAATGATTTCGAATATTTTACAGATGCTTATCTTGCGTTTTATGGTACTGAGGGGCCAGTAGATTCTAATGATAATGAAGATGTTGATATGAAAGAAAATAGGATGTTAATCTTTCCAGAGAATGGCAGTAAGGCTGAATGGCTTATTAAGAATATTAACGATACAGCCACAGAGAATTATAAAAATCGCCTTGATAGAGATATTCATAAATTCTCAATGGTCCCACCTATGACAGATGAAAACTTTGCTGGCAATGTGTCTGGTGAAGCTATGAAGTATAAGCTATTGGGCCTTGAGACTTTAACAGGCTTTAAAGAGCAATCTTTTAGAATGGGATTAGCAAGAAGAAATGAGTTGATTGCTAACACTTTATCATTTAAAAATCAAGTTATTAATAAGAATTTGCCAACTTATGATTACACTGTGATTGAACCTGTATTTACACGTAATATCCCTAAAAATAATAAAGAACTTGTAGAAATGTTTAATAACCTATCTCAAGATGTTTCACATGAGACAAGATTAACATTACTGAGTGATATTGTTCCAGACCCTAAAGCTGAAATAGAAAAGCTCAAGAAAGAAGAAGAGAAAGAGATTCAAAAAGGTGTTACGTATCCAGAGCAAGAAGGTGATATAGATGGCCAAGAGCAGTGAGTATTGGAAGAAGCGTCTTGAAAATATAGCAACTACTCAAAACAAAAGGGCAGATGACTATATAGAAACCTTAGAGTTGCAGTACAAAAAAGCTATGGCAAGTATACAAAGGGATTTAGAAGTCTTCTATGCCAGGTATGCTAATGCTGAAGGTGTAGATATGGCTACAGCTAGAAAGCTATTATCAAAAGCTGAAAAAGAAATGTGGGAAGTATCTCTTGAAGAGTATCGAAAAATGGCGCTGGATGAAGAGTTTATCGACCAAATAGAAAGTATGTATAGTAAGAGTAGGGTAAGTAGATTAAAAGCCTTAGAGATGCAAATAAGAGCACAATTAGAAACATTGTATAGTGACCTTAATACTGAATTAGGAGCATTGCTAACAGATACTTTTGCTGATACATATTATCAAACAGTCTATGAAATTCAGAAGGGTACTGGAATAGGTACCAATTTTGCCCTATTCAATGAAGATGCAGTAAAAAAGATTGTATCAAAGCCATGGAAATGGGGGCACTTTAGCAGTACAGTTTGGAATAATAAAGATTTATTACTTGGAGAGCTTGAGACAGCATTATCCCAAGCTTTTATACGTGGAGATCGTATAGATAAGGTAATCAAGACATTTTATAAGAAGATGGGAGTAGGTTATAGTAGAGCAGCTAATATTATTCAAACAGAACACGCATACATAGCAGGAGAAGCAACTTTTAAAGGATATGAAGAGACAGGTGTTGAAGAGTATGAATACTTAGCAACACTCGATACTCGAACATCTCAAATTTGCAGAGATATGGATGGGAAGACATTTAAGCTCAGTGAGAAGGTTGTGTGGCTAAACTATCCACCACTACATTGTAGATGTAGAAGTACGACAGTCCCATATTTTGGGGATGAAGAATCCTATGGTAAACGTATAGCTAGAGACCATGAAGGTAAAGTTTATTATGTGCCAGAGGATATGAAGTATCATGAATGGTATGATAAATATGTTAAAGGTAATCCGGATGAGTTGTTAGCAGAGAAGAAACACAAAAATAGACATGCTGATAAAAAACAGTATGAAAACTATAAGAAAGTCTTAGGTAAAGAAGTTCCTAGGTCTCTTGATGAGTTCCAAGAGTTGAAGTATACTGATGATAAGAAGTGGAAAGGGTTAAAAGATAAATTCAAGGTTGAAAATGTATTCAATAAAATTGTTCAAGAGTCGGCTAACTTACATATTAAAGGGATTCCTATTAAAAACATACAAAGAATTAACATAGAGCAATTTGAATATGCAGAAGCTCATATTAATAGTGAGCGATTACATGGGGTTACCAAATCCATGGCTCAACAATTTATAAATGAGGCCCAAGTAGCATATAGCAGATGGAATGGACAGGTTACAGTTTATGTATCTAAAAAGGGTTGTTCAGTTGTAAATCTAAACACCAAGACAGTAAGCACTGCCTATAGAAGTGAAGAATATGATGAAAAGTTTAAAAAGATATTGGAGGTTGTAGACAATGATAAAATGTCCGATTCTTAATCATGAAATAGATATTGGAGAATGTGTAACAATTGTAGATGTTTGTGACGGATGTCTAAAGGAAAGTGCATTAACAGACAATATTACAGAAGTAGAAAATTGGAAAGAAATTTGTAGAGCATGCCAATACCATGAAAATTAAAATAGCACCTTACTTAGAAAATGAGTAGGTGCTATTTTTATACCCCAAATTAAGGAGGAGTTACAATGAGTGAAGTAGTAGGACAAAAAGACTTTATATCATACGAAAATAGTATAGTGGTTAATATCGATGACATTATAGGAAAAACACCAACTGAAGTAATGCGTGCATTAGATAGCCTATTAGAACAAAAATATTCGAAGAATGGAAATGACATAATTTCTGAACTTAAAATATTAAAAAAAGAAAATGAAATTCTTCAGTGTCAAAATGAAGAGTTAAAATTTAGGCTTAAAGAAGCACAAGAGCACGATGAAAAAAGATTAGAAATGATGGAATTAAAAGATACAGCTGAACAGTTAGTAGCTATCATTAGACAGCGTTACGATTCACATACAAGTATTATTGTACAGTCTGACGGAATCAAAGTGGTTCAAGATATGATGTATATCCCATTAAAATAGATAAATTGAGTATAGGAGGAAGCTGATTATATGAAAGATATTGTTAGTATAGTGGTAGAATGCATGGAAGAAGCAGAAGACAAGGGAATAGCAAAAGAAAAGTTTGTTAGAAAGTTGATAGATGAACTTAGTAAAGTACAAGATAAAGAACTGATTAACTATTTTGAAGAAGCATACTTTGAAAAAAGTAGTGGTAAAACAAAGGTTATATTATCGTATCCTACAAAAGAATTCTGTCCTAAAGTATGTTGTAGTGGAGAAGTTGATATTGATACTATTGCGAAAAAGCTTGCTGAAAAAATAGAGCAAGAAATGGCTTCATTCAAAGGATTTTTTGAGGAAGATGAAAAGCAGGTAGAGGATAAACCTACATATATACTCATTTATGAGTGTGGAAAAGAAATCAAGCAAGAGAGAATAGTAGTAGAATCACTAGAAGAAGCGATGGATATTATTACAGAGTTAGATTTTGCAGGATTTCACACTGTAGGTGGAAAAGCTATTTATATCAAAACTGACAATATCGTTGAAATTAGAGAGTATGATGATAAACAAGATGAGCTAGTTAAGCTAACTCCAGAAGTAAAAATCAAATTACCTAATGAAAAAGATGAATATAAGTTATCCAAAGAAGAAATGGCTTTTATACTTGCAAGTATTTTAAAATAGAGGTGAAAATAATGAAGATATTTAAAATAGATACTCGATTGAAGTTCATTTCTATTAATGTTAATGATAAAACCTATATTATTACATTTAGAATAGGATTATTTAAAGGTATTTATGATATAGAAGTCAGCACAAGCGAGCGCAAAGGACCACAATGTGGTAGTCCTGGAAGTATACCAGAACTACCTAAATTGTTATGTTTTGAAATAACCCGAAGGGTTAAAAGGATTCGCAATAAGATATTCCATAATCGGTCAAGCTACAAATAGCCATTCCAATAGCTTGTCCGTGAATATCTAGTATACCTTCATCTTCGAGATGAGATAAAAGGGAACGCATAATTTTATCGGCTGCAAAGTTTTGATAATACAAAGTTGTTTTAGTGACTCCTTTTTGGTAGTTCTTATAACATTCATATAAAACTTGTTGTTCTAGGCTCATAATAATCACCTCACTTTTGTTTTATATTTCAGCTTGGCAGAGCTGATATAGGTATTATATCAATCCAAAATTAATACTCAAAAACATAATATTGAAGATTATGTAATGAATAACAGGCACTCTTAACAGGGTGCTTTTTATATGCCCTGAAATAAGGCATTAAACTGTTTCAAGTAAAAATACATAATGAACTTCATAGAGGGCTTAAATGAACTCACAGAAGGGCATAGGAGGTATAGAAATGAAATTAAATAAGAAAGCTTTACAGTTTAACTTGCAATTTTTTGCAGAACCAGGAGAAGGAGATCCAGCAACACAACAGCCACCAACAACAGAGTCTACATCACCAAGTGAGCAACAGGAAAAGACTTACACAGAACAAGAATTTCAATCAGAAATTGATAGACGTGTAACACAGGCTTTAAAAACTTCTCAAGAGAAGTGGGAGAAAGAGTATCAGCAGAAGTTAGAGGCAGAAAAACAAGAGGCTGAACGTCTTGCAAAGCTTAGTGCAGCAGAAAGAGAAAAGGCTGTCTTTGAGAAACAAAAAGAAGAGTTTGAGAAGCAAAAACGTGAGTTTGAAAGAGAGCGCCTTACAAATCAAACACTTAAGACATTAGCAGCAGAAGACTTACCTAGTGAATTTTGTGACATGATTATGGCTGGTGTAGAGAAAGCGGAAGACATTATGGCCAACATTAATATTTTTAAAAAGGTATTTTCAGATGCAGTGGAAAAAAGATTGGCTGAAAGAACACAAACAACGATTCCAGGAGCTGGGGAACAACAAAAACCAAATGCAGATGACCCGTTCTTAAAAGGATTAGGGTTATAAGAAAAGGAGAGATACATAATGAAAGCAAAATTAAAATTTAACCTTCAATTTTTGCAACAATTGATTATGCAGCAAAATACGCAACGCAGGTAGATGAGAGATTCAAAGAATTAGCAAAAACAGAAGACTTAGTTAATCATGACTATGATTTTGTAGGAGCTAAGACAGTAAATGTTTATAGCATAAGCACATCAGCTATGACAGACTATACAAGAAGTGGTAGTAACCGTTATGGAACACCAACAGAACTTGATGCATCAGCGCAAGAGATGACTATGAGAAAGGATAGATCATTTACATTTACTATTGATAAAATGAATGAAGATGAGACTGCAGGTGCGCTTAATGCGGCCAAAGCTTTAGCAAGACAGATTAAAGAAGTAGTTGTCCCAGAAATTGATACTTATCGTTTAGCAGAAATTGCAACAAATGCAGGGGTTAAGAAAGAAGTCGTATTAACAGCTGAAAATATTTACGATGAGATTACAACAGCTACAGAAGTGTTAGATGATAAAGAAGTTCCAATAGAAGGGCGTGTACTCGTAGTTAATCCAACAACTTATAAACTCATGAAGCAATCAAAAGCTATCGTATTAGATACAGAAGTTGGTGCTGATATGAGATTAAAGGGTGTTGTGGCTATGTTAGATGGTATGCCAGTCAAAAAGGTACCTTCTTCTAGGTTAGGTGAAAAAGTTAATTTTATTATTACACACCAATCCGCTACAGTAGGACCAGTTAAGTTAGCTGAGTATAAAATTCATACCGATGTACCAGGTATTTCAGGCTCATTGGTTGAAGGGCGTGTTTACTATGATGCATTTATCTTAAAAAACAAAGCAGGTTCTATTTATGCATGTAAGGTGCCAGCCGATCCCTTTTAATGCTACTCTGGAAGTAGCAGTCTTAGATGACACAGATGGTAATCAAGAAAATTATTCATTAGTATCTGTCTCTTATGAAACAATGAAAATTACAGAGCTAAAAGCTTTGTGTAAGGAGAAAGGGATAGAAGGCTATTCTTCAATGACAAAAAGTGAACTCATTAAAGTATTAGAGGCTACTCAGTAATGAGTGGCCTTTTTGGGAAGGAGGGATTGTATTGAAAGAACTTATTGATAAGCTACTTAAAAGTGTTAAAGCGAGATTAACAATTCAAGAAGAAGATACAAGTCAAGATGCCTTAATCAAAGAAGAAATTGAAGATTTAGTAGTAGAAGTATTAGAATACTGTAGTTTAAAAGAACTACCGAGAGCTTTGGAGCCTTTTGTAAAGAGAAAGGTTGTAGCTTATATCAAAAGTGGTGCAACTGGTGTTATAGGTGAATGGGATGAAGAAGTTAAATCTGTCTCTAGAGGTGATACGACTATCAACATGCTCACGACAAAAGAGCGCTTGACTGTTGAAGATGTACAGATTTTGGACAAGTTTAAGGATAAAAGGGTTAGGGTGATGTAAGTAATGAATACCAGCCTACAAAGAAAAATCTTAGAAAAAACTTATGAAGCGATTTGTACCATTAAGAATATGAAAAGCATAAAGGTAGATGGAGAAACAACGACTCAAGAAACCATTGTTGTTGAAAATCAGCCATGTGCTTTATCACATAGTTCAAACGCTCATGCGAAGCAAGGCTCTGTTCATGCAGAAGCCAGTCAAACGGTTAAGTTATTTTTAGCACCAGAGGTAGAAGTTAAACCGGGAAGTAAGATAACAGTTGTGCAACATGGCAGAACCTATAAGCTTGAAGCGAGTGGTTTGCCAGCAGTCTATTCTACACATCAAGAAATCAATCTTATTGAAACAGGTAAAGCATAATGGCCAAGTGGGGTAAGATGGATTATAAAGCTTTTGAAAAGATGGCTAAGAACTTTGAAGAAGCTGTTAAGAATGAAGTCGGTCAACAACTTATAGAAGCTATCTTGAAAGAAGTTGGTAATAAGGTACTCGCTAAAACTAAAAAAAGAACACCTGTAGGTGATTATGGAACCTATGAATACACGCTTAAAACGGGAAAGAATAAAGGCAAAAACGTCAAAAGAGCTAAGGCAAGATATGATGGGCATGTAGGTGGCACACTACGAAAAGGTTGGTACATTACAGGCGTAAGGAAGAATGGTAATACGCACTTTATCCTTATCTATAACAACGTAGAATACGCATCCTTTGTTGAGTATGGACACCGTAAACGTAATAATAAAGGTTGGGTAGAGGGGCGCTTTATGCTGACGATTTCTATGAAAGAGGTTGAACGTTCTATGCAGCAAATAGCAGATAAACATACGATACAAGTCCTAAAACAACTGTTTAACTAGGAGGTGGATGATGCTTGATATAAGGCAAGAAGTTATTAAACAGTTAGATGGGTTATATCCCGATATACCTATCTATGGTGAATCAGTCCCACAAGGTTTTGAAGAGCCAAGCTTTTTTGTAAAGGTATTGGATGGCTCAAGAGCGCAACAATTAGATAGACGCTATATCCATGAAGTGAGTATAGATATCCATTACTTTGCAACAAGCAATAAGGATGCTGAAGAGATGGCTAACAATCTTTATGAGCAAATGGAAGTATTAGAAGCCATTAAAATAAAGGGTAAAAACATGAAGCATGAGGTATCGGATAGGGTACTTCATTTTTTTATTGATTATAAAGTGCATTTAATGAAAGAGGCGAAGCAATATCCAAAGATGAACCGATTGGAGGAACATGTTTATGGAAAGTAAATTTACAAAAGATCAGTTCTTAGATAGTAAACAATTCGAACAAGAAGAACGTTATATTTTAGAGGTGTTGCTAGAAGCAAACAAAACATACACCATGAAAGAAGTTAAAGAATTATTAAAAAAGGAAAAGAAAAGGAAGGTGAGATAATGGCGGGAGGTACATTTACTGTTCAGAACAAGGTAAGACCAGGTGCATACATCAACTTTAAAAGTGCAGGTAAGCCACTTGGTACTTTAGCTGATAGAGGGATTATGACAATGCCTTTAGCCTTAAAATGGG